GATAACTCCAATTACCATATCCTTTAGGAGAACCACACATTAAAACATCGCCCTCTGTATCAGAAATAGATGCTCTCAATACTTCTGTCCAAGCCTTTTCATCAATGTCAGCAAATTCATCTAATATTAAAAAGTCAATTCCAACACCTCTTAAATAGTCATAGTTCTCGCAACCTTTTAATGATATAGTGCTTCCTGTTTTTTTAACTCTTATTTGTAAATTTGATTCGTTTATATTATCTATCCAATTAAATTCAGATAACATTTGTTTTAGTTTAGACCATACTATTTCTCTAGCCATTTTAAATGTTGGTGCTACATACCATATAGTTTTATTAACTTGTGTAGCATATTTCATCATTTCAGTAATACAAAGATAGGTTTTACCAAATCTTCTACCTGATACTAAAACTCTAAACCTTTTATTTGATTTACTTACCTTATGTTGTGGGTTTGTTAGAGAGATCTTCATAGCAACCAAACTTTACATAGATTTTATGTTTGTTAATTTCTTCTCTTCCAATTTCAACAATTTTGTCATGTGATTTTGTATAACCATCTACCATACAGTCATATCCATCTTTATACAATATATCAAATGTATGTGGTGGTAAGCAAGTTGTACCCTGTACTCCTACAGAACAAATAAACATAGTTAATAAGAACTTCATTGTTCTTTCTTTCTATTTTTATAGTATTTTCTGTGTACTTGAACTCTCCATGTCCAATGAAAAATGCTTCTAGATATTTTGCCAATCTTATCAATAAACCAATCAATCATAGTAATGCTCAATGTCATAAAATATTAAGGATGCTCATATAGCATCTTATTAGTCTCCTCTAAATCTTGTACTTGTTTTGCTAATTTTTTATTATCCTTTTTAATTTCATTAATTTCATCTTCATATTTTAAACACTTATTAATCATTAAATTATCAGCTTCCTTTTTAGCTTCTTCTACTGCTTTAATCTTAAATATTCTTAATTCGTCATTTTCTTTTCTTAATTTTTTAACTTCTGCATACAAAGTGCTTTGAGTAGATTGATATGTAGTTATCTGTGCTTCTTTCATATCAATTATATTTTTTAATTGAGTAGATTCTTGCGTTTCATTTTCGTAAGTTTTATCTTCTAATTTATTTTGTATATCCTGATGAGTCATATTTATCCTTAACAATTTTAACCACTCTCATTTTATCGCTATATTCATCTTTCTCAATAATAGCATCTACTTTACCACATTGCATTCTAACATTTTCAGGATTAACTGCTCTCTCAACAGTTCTTTTCATTTTTAAACAAGAACTCATTTTTTGATCTTGAATATAGGTATGCTCAATAATTCCACCTTGGTAGAACATACATAAAACTATTACTCCACTAATGACTGTTTCCATTTGCCCTCACTTTATCTTTTAATTTTTCTATTTCATTTAAAAGTCTTTCTACATCTTTTTGTAATCTACTTATATTAGTAGCATTATGTCTAGATTCTTTTAATTCTTCTTGTATATCCTCAATATCTTTTATTGCATCTTCAATCAATAAAAATTGTTCCGAGTCTGCTGGTAATGAACCCATTTCTCCACGAGGCCACTTAATAGAAAACTCAACCGCTCCCTCTAAATCTTTTTTTATTAAATGGTTATCAGTTTCTAATTTGTTAAGCCTTTCAATAATACCAAAGTATGCCCATACCCCAACTGCTACAGCTCCTATTATACTTATCAGATTTTTTAATGGCATATCAACAGATGTACTTTCAGATACTTTCATTTACTATCTCCAACTCTTAATCGCCCAATATGCTGGACTTAATGATTTTTGACCTCGGACTTTTTTAAGCACCCCACCCATTCTAGCCATAAATGATCTTTTTCTAGCTGGTATATGTTTTTTAATACTCATAGTCTTTGATCCAAAATTAACTTTTTTAACTTTACCTGACGACCTGTCTCTAACAAAGACTTTAAATTTTTTAACATCGCCTCTTTGAATTTTGTTTAATTTAACAGTTCTACCTTTATATTTTGCCATAATATTTGTAATAGCATAAAATTTTTAATAATTATAGTTATAATTTATTTACAGATACACCCAAAAAAATCTCCTGTACCATCTTTCATTACATGAGCATTTATTGGATAGTCGTAGTAAGTTGTTAAGTGTAATCGCAATATATCACAAAGATCAAAACAATTAGCATCACTTAATAATTCTATACCTTGCATCATTTCTTTGGTTATTTTTATTAGATGATATACACCATCTGTTAGTATTATTAATTCCATTAGAAAACTCTTTAACTAACTGATACCATTTAATTTTGTATTTATCATCTTTAGTTTTATTATAAAGATTTGCTAAAATATCTATCTCTTGAAGTGTCGTTTTCGCCATTTATTACAAACAAAATTATCCTTAACTCCTCTTGTTCTATATACACCACAAAAATTTCTTGGTAACGAATACATTCCGCAGTTACCACAAGCTTCTTTTCCTAATGCTTTTCTAAAATCTTGTGGCATTTGATATGGAATAAACTCTCCATTAGGATAAAAATTAGAACGCTTCATAGTGTAAATAACATATACAATGATAATAAAATCATACACCCTAAACCACTAAAAATAATTATAAATATATTATCCACGACCTTGACCTCTATATTTTTTAAATGATCTTCGCTTGTGTTTATTCATTGTTGAGAGTTTTGGTCTGCGTCCTATACTTGTACCATTTTCAGTACGAGTGTACTCAATAACCTTTCCATAAAGATTACCCTTTTTCTTTGCCATTTACTTTACCATTAGACTTATTATTAAGAGTTGTAGATTCTCCCTCAATAATTAAAGGTAATGGTTCATTGAAATTTGTTTGTTCTATTTTATCTCTTTGGTCTAAATGTTGCTTTCCTAACCATATTTGCATAGCAACATTACCACCTAATGCTTTTTCAAATTGTGCACGTCTTAAACTTATTCTGCCCATCTCACGACCCTTTTTTATTAGGTGGACATAATTCCTTTGTAAAGTCTTTGTTGATACATCACAGAACTCTGCAATTTCGTCATAAGTGCAATGTAATTGTGCTAATTTCTTGATTGCTTCGTTATCTACTTTTTTGAGTGGTCTTGCCATTATGTCCTTTTTGTTTATTTTCTTTTAACCTTTTTTCTTTGGTCTTTCAATACAACTTCAGGCCATTTGGACTTTTTATGTTTATTTATTACACAATACATTGGAAATGTTTTTAGTAGCCAATCTACTGCTTTTTGTTCATATTCTACTGTACGATATGTTTGTATTCCGCCATCTTCTGAATAATATTTTGTTTTAGGAGAAACATAGTTAAATCGTGTTAATCCGCCATCTGCCATATAGTATTTTATACTTCTTTCATAATCTTCTTTACCATATTCTGGATTTGTTGATACATAAGCTTTAGGTTGATGTGTATTTCTCCAGCCATAAAAACAAGCCACAATATATTTTAAATTAAAGCTAATGTTATTTCGCATAAAATATGGATTTAATACTGCATTTACACCCCACATATCAAATTTATGTCCTAGTGAAATTTCAAATGCTTGATCTACAAATTCTGTTAAATTTAACAAGGGTATTGTTTTCTTTTCACTTACTCTCATTTCAATGCTTTGTATATCGTCATCTATGCCTAATACTAATTGTCCCTCTTTGTAATAATCTACTATAAAATTTCTTTGAGTATTTACATGCTTTTTATTAGTTACTATAAAATTTATAGGATATTCTTTTAATGATTCTTTATAAGCATCAAGTTCCTCTCCATCAGAAAGGAATAAATCCACCTCTTTAAAATCAATATCTGTTTTAGATAAATAATTTATTGTTTTCTTTTTAATTGTTTCTGCTCTTGCAATAGTAGGTATGGCTATTCTAAATTTCATTTGTTAAGGTTTGCTCTATTTTTAAGTCTTTTAGCTATTTCCATTTCTTCTAATGCAGATTTACAATAGACCATATTCTTTCTGTAATAACATACAACAGATATTCTTTCAAATGTCCCTTTTCCTTTTATTTCAGTATTTCCATGAAATTCGTGAACATCAAAAAAACAAACATCGCCGCTTCTTACATCAAATCCTATTTTGTATTTAGGCATTACTGTTATAGCACCCTCATAATTACCAGCTTCTAATACACCAAGATTTCCAAATCCCTCTGCTAAATCTCCTTTATCAGTATGTATTGCAGTTCTAAAATTTCTATTGACAGTAATAGTTGTAAATACTGTATCTTTAATAAAAAAATCGTTAGAGGTTTTATCAATCATATCTTTTTGATTTTGCCATCTTTTTGGACATACTTCTTTAAATAAATCTGAAATATATTTAATATAAGGATAACCTTTTCTAAACTTTTCAAATTGATGCTCGTTAAATGATGTTTGCCTACAATAAGGGATTCTTGTTTGTCTATCAAAATATCCAGCTATTCCACTTTCTACTTTATGAAATGCTTCATGGGTTTTAGATATTGTTCCATTTTTATTAACTCTAAACCCTCTGGTTTTTCCTACTTTGTTTGTTTTCTCAATAGTGCCATCTTTTTTAAAATTTAACCCAACATGACTATCTCTTTTTGGCGGTACTCCACCAGCAGAACCTCTATTGCCACCTTTTGCAACTGCGTGTCTTAATGATTTATAGGCTTGTTCACAAACATTACTTGGTATTACATTTTTTCTAAAAAAAAATAAAGGCTCTCCATTTTCTTTATAGCCATTACAATCATAGTCTATAATTGTATCTAAATGATGTTTTTGAACAAAATATCCCTCTAATTCTTTTATTTCTTTATCGGTATATTTAGCTTGTGCTTTTATCGTATGCGTCATTAACAATTTTATAAACTGTATCTGTTAAATTGTCAGTACCTAATTTTTTTTGTAGCTCAGATACCCAAAGCCTAAAGTTTTTTTCTGTATCAGTATTTAAAAATAATTGCACCATTTTTACATGAGAAACTTCCATATCAGCTGGAAATTCAACATTAAAATCTTCAATTTTATCGTTAGCTTTAAAATTTAATAGTTTGTCCTTTGATAAATTTTCTAACTCTGTTAAATTAAATCCTGTAAAATCTAAATTAAAAGACTCATCTTTTAAAATATTTAGTTCTTCTGCTAATAGTTTATTATCCCATTTAGATTCTTCTCCAGACCTATTGTCCATAATACGATAAGCCATTGCATTATTCTTTGTAAAATCTTTTTTAACAATATATGCCTTTTTTTCTCCTAATTGCTTTAAGGCTTTCCAGCGAGTATGTCCTACAACTATTATATTATCTTTATCAACAACAATAGGTTGGTTGTTTCCAAACTCTCTAATAGAGTTCATAACTTTTTGAACAGACTCCATTGGGATTTCTCTAGGATTGTTTTTATAAGGCTTAATACTGTCTATATCAACTTCTTCAAGTTTCATATTTTTATTTTAACCATTTCTTTTATTACACCAATAGGAAATACATTTCTATCACTAAATGATTCTTCGTTTTCATCATAGCTTGAAAATGTTTTTAAATGCTTTTTATCTTTACTATAAACATAAGCATTAGTATTCATTAGTGCTGGTTGCATTTTATCAAATTCTTGTGCATTACAATGTCCTGAATCTCCCAAAATATCAACCCATTTAATTGTATAAAAGTAATATTTTTTTTGATTGATTGTAATGTGGCGATATTTTGATTTCTTTTTAACCATTAATGTTTTGTTTCAACCTCTGACTCAATCGCCGATTGTAATATTAATATTCTTGCTTTTAATCTACGATTCTCCAAAGATAAAGCTATAATTCTTCTTCTAGCATATTTGAAAATTCTTAAAAGTGCTTTCATTCAACATTGTGTATTATATGATCTTTGTCATACCTATCTATTTTATACTCTTTTCCATCTTTTTTGAAGTAGTCAAAATTATCTTCACTATGCCTAAAATTGTACCCTAAATTTTCCATCTTTGTTCTCAAATCTGCTGGATTTTCTTGATGTTTTTGGTCTTGTTCTTGTATTTCCCATCTTCTTTGCATAAGCCATGTGCTAAAATGTGGCACAAATTTGGCTTCAACTCCTGATTGTTGTTTATTATATATTTCTGCAATATCAATATTCTGTATTTCCTCTGAAATTTTTTGAAATATTTTGTTTGCAGAAAATTTTGAACCTCGTTTTATATTTAAACTACTCCAAAGTTCTTCAAAGGATTGGTCGTATATATTCTTATTAGGTATAGGTTTAGGTATAGGTATAGGTGCCATCGTTTTGCCATTAGCAGAATATCTAACATCAGCACCTTTCTTACCAGCTATTGATTTTCTTTTATATTTTGCTGTTAAATACTCGTGTTCTGCTGTTAGTCTTTTATGAGTCCAAGTATTTTTATTTCTATCTTCTTTATTTTCTGATTGTAAAATAAAAAATTCTTCTAAAACTTCATAAACATTTATACAACAATTATCATCTCTACATTGACATATTCTATATGCTGATTCTGTTTTAAAAGGTTTGGCATTTTTAGTCCAAGCAAAAGAAAGTAATCGTATATATATTCCTATTGCTTCATTTGTTAAATGTACTGTTTCTGCCGCAAAGGTATCAGTAAATAACTGTAATGCGTGAAACTTATTAGTTTTTTCCTCCATAAAATAAATATCTCCTTTCTAATTGATTTATTTCTATATTGGTTTTTATTAATAGTTGTTTTTCAGTACCAAATTTTTCTTCAAACAACCTTTTATTAAGATGTACTGACTCGTTCCCCATATTATGATGTTTAGGGCATAAAGGAATTGTATCTTGATGGTCTGGTCTTAAAGATAATCCTGTATGCTTTCTAATATGGTGTATTACTACATTGTTTGAACCACAAGCAACACAACCTAATTCTTTTAATCTATCAAATCTTTTTCTATCTTCTTTTTTTAAATTCATATACTTTTGCTAAATCTGGTATTGATGATGTTACTACTCTTTTAACATTTACATAATTTTGTATAGATTTATCACATAAATGACAATAAAATAAATTGTTGTTAGTTTGAATAAAGCTGAATATAGTTTTACCACAACTATTACATATATGTGAATTATTAACTAAATCTTTTTCTTTCATATAAAATTGTCATTTTCTTGCCATCAAAATAATAGCCACTAACTATTTTGTTTTTTCTTTTCATCTTTCTTTTTCTTTTTGGTTTGTTTATTAACAATATATCCACCATAGTCTTTATATGCTTCATTATTTGTAACAATTTTACCTCTAAAAGTATCTAACCATTTACAATGTTTTATCCATTCCTTTTTGTCCATTTTTTAACCTTTCTAAATATTCTTCGTATTCTTTTCTTATCTTATCATCTTTGCCATAAGTATTTTCATAAGCAAGTTCCTTATTTAGTTTAAATTCAAGATAACTAATTGGCTTTTCATAATCCATTTACTCATCAACTAAACCTTTAATCTTATCACAATGTTTTTTTATATTATCAAGTTCTTCTGTTATTTTAACTTGGTAAATAGTATTTTTGGCAACATCATCAACTTCTACTAATTGATTTAATCTAATCATACGCAGTAATCTTTTAAATGCTCTACGAACATGAGTGTCTGACATATCCGAAACCATTAACCATTGATTTCTTGATTTAGAAAAATAATGTTCTTCTGGAATATCTACTACAACTTCATCTTTAATAAAGTTTTCATC